TTCCCGCGCACGGGCTAAGATATGAGAAATAAGAGAGTAGTATTTTGCGTTTTCCGTCTTGTTCCATCCTTCGTAATGCCCGTTTTTCATTCGGCTGAACACATCGCGGTTTATATCCAGCTGTGCGGCAATCTCCCCATCCGTCATACCTTGCCCTGCAAGCTGGTCTATTTTCTTGTAGAACATACCTTGCTCGTCGGCATAGTCGTATTTGGCCTTGGTATTGGGTAGCTTGATGCTGGGAGCGGTTGACTTGCGACGCTTGGTTTTCGTCGCTGCCTTCCGCTTTGTGGCTTTTTTCGGCTTGGCCTCTGCGGTTGTAGTCTTTTTCTTGCGCTCTGCCATTTCGGTTTACTCCAGTATGTCGATTTTATCCATCAGTTCGCGCCCGTCCACGAATTTGCTGTTCGGGTCGAATCCAAGCTGAATCAATGCGCCCTGCGTCTCTTGCGGGTTGGGGAATGACACGATGAAGTACGACAACATGCCGCCGTCATTGTTCGTGTCGGATTTCTTGTTTATGCGGTCTTTGACCTTCTGAATCTCGTTGTGACGCGCTATCTGATTTTCGGGTGTGTCGTTGTAGAAGTCAACGCTCCTGTCAATCTTCGTGTTTTCCTCGCTGCCGTGGGTGTTGGCATCCACCTGTGCAAGATGCTCGTTATCTTCTGTCAGATTACCCTTTCGCCAGCCGTCATTGGGGTCAGTCTCTTCGGGTATGTCTGTGATGTTCCGAAACTCCTCATCGTCAATGGGGGTTATGCCAAGCATATCCAAGTCGAAGTCGTTGAAGCCAGCCGCCGTGTGGTCTATCTTCCTCAGTACGTTTCTTAGCAGGTCATCGTCGAAGTCGCCCTGCACGGCCTTGTTGTTAAGAAACATGTTCTGTTCCATCTCCTCCTTTTCAGACAGACGGACTACCTCCACGCGGATTTCATAGTCATTATCATGCGTTTCAGAATTGTATCGGTTTACCTCGTCAATGATTGACACCTTCTGATGACCGCCCACAAGGTTGCCGCTTTCTTCATTCCATACTATGCCACCCATCAATCCCAGCCGTTTCAGATTCGCCTTTAGTGCTTTGCGGGCATCCTCTGAAATGCGCCTTGGGTTGTATGATGCGAAGTTAATTTGACTGCGCAGGATTACCCTGCATTCCGCTTGCTGAATCTTGCTTTTCTTCACTGCCATAATCTTACTCCTCCTCCAGTTCTATGTCATCCGACTGCAAGTTTTCGGGCATTTCCGTCTTTGTCTTGATGCCGTGCTCGTAGTCGAAGATAAGTTTTTCGCAATATGGG